TGGCCAGAAAGCAATCAAAAATGAATAAAACTGAAGAAAACATGAATGATTATCTCAGAACTCAAAACAGTTTTACATATAAGTTTTTAGATGATTTTCTGAACGACACTAGACAGACATTTGTAGGCACCGTTCAAACAGAGAAATTCCTTGATTACAATAGAAAGTATGGATCTTATTTGAACAAAGTTTCCTTTTGGTCTTCTAACTCTAATAGCTCCCTGCAGCATTTGGATGGATTAATTAGATTAGCAATTATGAAGTTAGAAGAGGGGCATGATGTAATCTGCATTGAGGGGAGTAACTCTGAAGGGAACCGAATCTTGACTGATCTTGATTTGCTAACTTTTAAAGAGTCTTTTTTTGCATATGATTATACACAGAGAAATGTGGAAAATTACGAGGAAATGGGGAACGAAAACAAACTTTCGATACTCGAGCAGCTTGACTTTGATCATTTTTCTATCGTTGCTTCACTTCCTAAGCACTATTATGAATTTGATTTAGAATGTTTGGATCAACCAATAAGAAATGATTTCGGCAGAGCTTTCGACTTGGTTGATAACTTCATAGAACAGATGCAAGGAATGACTAGATCACATTTGGAAGCTCCCCTGACTATGCTCACTGATCTTGAACCTGCAAAAGACTTATTCGATATGGATGGTAGAATGGAACCGAAAGATTTGCTAAGAAGTGTTGATGATATAAAATACTGTGTGGGTCATAATGGAATCAAATCAGCTCAAGTTTTCAGTAAACTCACAGAAAGAATAGATTTTCTGAGGACAGATTACTATTGTGGTGATTTTTATGAAGAAATGAACAATTTTACTACCAAAAGTCTAACTTATGTTCCCTTGATTAATGGTTGCAACGTGTTTAATGATGTGATAGAAAGATCTGTGCACCTGTATTCGAAAGGCATCAAAACTGTTTTTATGAGATTTCTTTCAAGCAAAAGGTTAAAAGATAAAATAGGGGTTGAATATGAAGAATGCTGTGACTATTCAAAATACGCTGGATCAGACATTGAAATAAATTTAGACAAGACTGATCATAGGAGAACAAATTCATTCACCTTAAGTGCTAACTTGATTGACATAATGAGTATCGAATCCTCTAACGACTGTCTAGGCCCGAAGAAGAATAAATTGACTGGTGAGAGGGATTCGATGTACTATGAAGATGGTGGAAAGAGATTTGATCATGCGTCGCTTGAAACCTATTTAGCAGAATCAGAAGAATATTTTTCGGAATTTTCGGACTATCGTTATTCTGATGACATTAATCAGCTTATAGGAGACTCTTTGTTGTCCTTAGAAGAAACAAACTTAAATTTTAAGAATTACTGCAAGATGCAGATGTATGATACCATGTCACACATAGGAGAGAGGAAATTCTCAGATTTGCTATCGATTCATCAGGAATTATCTCATTCAATACTGAATAGTGTTAGAATCACCAAACATCTGGATAGAAAAGAGCGAGTCAAAAGGGAAAAAAGTGGCAAGAAGAAGAAAGCAAAGACTGTCACGATATCGTTCAACAACATAGGTAACAGAAATGCAATATCTTTCAATAACTTGACCATGACGGAAGCTGGTTTGAACAATACTTGTGTGTGCATTCAGGGAGACTTAGAATATGATGGATTTGTTATATGTGAGAACAACGGTGCGACTACTAGATGGTTTAATGTCAGCCCTCCCATGTTGGACTGGTGGTCTTGTGTTTACAACAGATTCTTGTCCTTTTCATCACAGCATTCTGAAATAATGAGGTCCAACAATAGAAAGATAGATGAATCATCATTCTTCATGTCCTTGCTAATGCTTATCAATAGATCTGGTTTTTCTCAAGCTGCAGAATCCATACGATACCTCTTTGTCAACAGCACAGGAATTTCAACAGGCATAAGAGATGTGTTCAAAAACTTCAAATTCTCTAAGAATGAAGATGGGTTTTACACTCCAAGAAATCATATTGAGAAGCTGGTTTTTCTTAGATGCATAAAGACTTTTGGTTTAGTACAACTGATGGACGCTAATGGCATAAAAGCTGAATTGTTGGATGTATTTGAAACCAAATTGAGAACATCGAATAAATCCAAGCATAAGATAGAATCAAATGATTGGATGATTGCGTTTCCACATGAGAAGGAGTTTATTATATCTGAACAAAATGTATATAATAGTCTGTACATATGCAAGCTGCTCAGTCTAGATAGACATGAAGATCTGGTTGCTGAAGCTTTAGTTTTAAAGAAAGCTATTGAAAGCAGGAAGAAGTATCTGATCAGAAATAAGAACTCCCCACAATGTGTTGAAAACATAAGTGATAATCTATTAAGAGAAATAAATGATCTAGATTTAAAATCAGATTACAAGGAATTTTCACCGAACTTAGCTGTTGTTGCTGTTTCTATAATGAATAGTGTTTTCAGATTGTCGGACAAAGAAACATTTTCTGAATGCATAGAGGATTCATATAATTTTGAATCTGAGATCTTTCGCCTTTCTTTATCGGATGTGATGAATTCTAAGGGATCAACCGAGTACAACTCTGTAGCTATAGAGAAACTTGAAGAGAAAGTGGTCGATAAAAAGATAATCAGAAAGACTCAATCATCCAAATGTTACAAAACTACAATGCAAAACATAACTTCTTATTCCAATGATTCCAATCTAACTGATCAGATAGACTTAAAATTGATTTCAAAAACCACAACTAGTTTGATGCCTGTCTTGATACACAATACTGTTAAGGAATTTAAGCATGTTGCAAGAATGGTGAAAAAGGGAGATTTAGGTCCGAGAGAAATAGCAATCCTTAATTCACCATGTAGAATATCGTCATATTTTGTGGAATCACTGGCAAGAATTCAACGAGGAGTTGAGCACAAGAGAGGTGACAAAACGAATTTAATAGAGATAAAAGAAAAGGATGATATAATAAATGAAATGTTTGACAACTTCAAAACTTGTGACAAATATTATTTTGACAATGCTGACTGCTCATCTTGGGGTCCCAGTCAATTATCTTACATTCTTTACTTTGTTCTTGCTGCTAGGATAAAAAGCAAATACATAAGGTGCTTGTTAAGAAGACAGCTCGAACTATTTTCCAGCAAAATCATAAAATTTCCTTCTAAGATCGGGTTGAGCAAACTTTTCACTGACAAAACTTCGGGTTCCGTGGTCCATAAGGTTCTAAAAGAGATATCCAATCTGCCAAAGGATATAGGAAACTCTGATATGGGTTATTTGGAAGCTAGTGAGGGCATGTTTCAAGGAGTTTTAGGGAACTTATCAAGTTTACTAGCAGCTGACAATCTTAGGTTGATTGAGGCAGTTATGTTGAGAAAGAAGATGGATGGTAAAAATGTGATCATAAAAATAGAAAGTCATGACACATCTGATGATATTTCAAGAGCAATAGAATTTATTAAGGGAATAGAACCTCGTAAGATCTTTTCATATGATAATTTTATAACAAACAAAATAAACGGGATGAATGGGATAAAGCGAAACAATTACAAGAGTGTCTATTCGAAATTTGTCTGTGAGTTCAATTCAATATTCAGAACATTCAATGGAATATTCAATCCAGATATAAAGAGTAGGCTTAGCTTTATAGATTATTCTCATAGTAGTGACATGATTACCTCATCTGAGAGATGTCTTACACAGGGAGCTGAATATCTTAGAAAAGAGGGGAGCATAGTAGGTAGTATTTGGGTTCAATTATTAAACACTCATTTGCATTTGCTCCAATATCAAGGTATAGCTCTCTACAGGAAAATCAAGACTGAGATTTTCTCAAAACCCTTTGAGCTCATGGGAATACCAGAGATAAATCCTTTGCTTTACACTCAAGTGCACCCACTCATATTCAAAATGAGAAATTACAGAGTTGGTGAAATGACAGATATTGAATATTTCAGATACATGTTGTTTTCCGAGAAGAAACCCTCTGAAAGTGTGATTGTGGGAGAAAAGATAGAAAATGAAGTTATAACAATGTCAAGAAGCTGTTTGATAGACATCAGGAGAAAACCATCAAAAAACAACAGAATGGTAACTGAGTTTCTGAATTCAATTGATGATGGGTTGTTCTTGCCAGCTTTGTTGAAAGTCAAATCACCAATATCTTATCTGATCTCGAATGAGCAGAGGGAAGCAGATGACGATATGAATCTTGGGAGTGCAATGAGATTCATCTATGGACAAACACCAATGGATTCAAAAATATTCAAAGTCAGATCAGAAGTTTATTTGAAATTTTGCGATGACATGATTAGCAAAAAGCAGATCTTTGAGTATTCTGTTAAGTATGAACAACTGATGGAAGTTAAACCTGACAGTGTGAATGGAGTGGAAATAGAAGACTTTGAGGAGCTTTATTCTCTATTAGATTTTCTGAAAACCAATGAGACCATAATAAACTATCTAAACAACATCAAAATATCTGGCATATCACCAATAAAGAGATTTATAAGGAAAAGACGAGATACAATAGAGTATATAGATCAAAGAATGATGAACTCTTTGAAAGAAAACATTCTCAAGAATTTGAAACCCAGAATATTAGGTGGAAACTCGACCATAAGGGATTATGTTAGGAATGAGATGATAATTGATAGCAAAGTAATGAAATTGGGAAGCAAAACACAAAAGTTCAATATAGTTCATCTAGAGGGAGATGATGATACAAATTTAGTTAGCTCTCTTCTCAGTTCCAACTTGTTAGAGGGATCTAGAGCATTCATAATGAATTCAACTCTGAGCTTAGAGAGCAAAGGTTCTTACCTAACTTACAAGTCTATTTTGGAAAAAACACCAAAATTTACGAGAAACGGCAAAATTGTTCGAATTCTATCAATGAAAGAAAGCGCCTGCAAGTTGGACCTCACTGACTTGATAAATTTCATGTGCAATAAATCGTTCAGCCTGTCAAATAATGAAAAATTGAGTCTCAACCTGCTTCTTTTTAACTTTATAAAGAGAATTCCCAGTGAAATAAAACTTTATGTTGATTCTGATAAATATGTTCCAACAAGAACTGAAAACTATTACAATCCCAGTAGTGACAAATTCAGGACTGATGTGAGACCCACTCTGAATTCTGAAAACAAAACTATTAGACTTGACATAATAGAAAGATATATGGATAAATACACTCATAATGTTTCAGTTTATGATGATGAAGAATTTTTCTCTACAGATGGAAAGAATGACAAGTATTTGATAAAAACAATGAAAAGTAATTATTATAGAGTGGAGTTGCATGATCAGAGGGGGCTTCTTGTGCTAAAATGTGTATCTGACAACAGTGATGAAATGGATATGACATTAGCAGTTATTGGTAAAGTTGAAACTCCATTGCCCGCATTTGTCGAATTGAGACGGAAGAAAAACCATGTGTTGTTTAATAAATCGGACAAAAATAAAGTCAAAAGAATGCTTAAAGGATATACAGATATAGAAGGATTTAAGCTAGTCGGACCGGTGAGAAATCAATTGATGGAAGAGAGAATATGTGAACAAGAAGATCTGAAACAAGCTGTGTTTGATCTTACTGGAGAGGATTCTTCTAAGTTTGATCAGGAAGACTGCTTGGATGATGACATGTTTGATGACTTCGAAGCTAGTATAATGGAAGGTGTGAAAGAAGAAGTGAAAAATGATTCCGCAACGGAAGATGATTCAGATGAAGAATCAGATTCTGTAAGTGAGGAGGATGGTAGTTTATCCATTCAATCTGATCTTTTGCAGTCAAACGCGTCCAGTCATTACAAGTTGACATCAAACAGGGATAGAACAGAGAACACCATCAGATTAGTGAAAGGGCTGGCTGATGTTTATGAGACAGATGATAATTTCACTTCCATTGGAAAATTGATCATGGATGTGGATAGACTGGAAGATTTTGAAAAATTTTGGTGTTTGAGCATATTGGATCACATGATGTCTAATTTCACTAGTGGTTACTAATTGTTTCAAATATTTAATGCTTACGGCCAAGGTCATTCCAATTGATCATGGATGTGGATAGACT